ATTATAATGGAGAGCCAACATATATAATTCAGGCTAATGGTGTAACACCTTCTGCAACATCTAAATTTATGGATGGTGGGTCGCCAACAACCACAGCAGTAGACTACATATTTGATTCAGGTCCACTTCAGTAATAATTTATTAAATGCTATAATATAAAATAGGAGAAAAAAATGTCAACAGTAAGAATTCAAGTAAGAAGAGGTACAGCGGCTCAATGGACTTCCGCCAACCCAGTTTTAGAAGCTGGAGAGATGGGTCTTGAGACAGACACAAAGTATATTAAGTTTGGTGATGGAACGGCAGCTTGGTCAGCATTAGGTTATGCCAATGACCCAGGATTCCTTGATCTCTCAAACCAGTTAGTTAATTATGTAGAGCTAACAGATATTGGAGCGGTCTCTGGTGTAGCGGGACTAGATTCAAGCAAGAACCTTCTCGTTCCAGGAGCATCTATTATTGTTGAGGGCTCTACAAATAATGAATTTGAAACTACCCTTACTGTTACAAACCCAACAGCTGATAGAACAATTACATTCCCAGATGCTACAGGTACAGTAGCACTTATGTCAGACATTACCGCATTAGTAGACAGTGCACCAGGAACATTAGACACATTGAATGAATTAGCTGCAGCGCTAGGTGATGACGCTAACTTTGCGGTAACCGTCACAAATGCATTAAATTCTTTAAGTAATGGCAAGCAATCAGTTGTTGCAAATGTTACAGATACTGAAATTGGATATCTTGATGGAGTTACTTCAGCAATTCAAACTCAGTTAAATGCAAAGCAGGCAGTTGTTTCTGGTGTTACTAGTACACAAATTGGCTACCTTGATGGCGTAACTTCTGGAATTCAAGCACAGATTGATGCAAAGCAAGCTAAAGTTGCAAATGTTACAGATACAGAAATCGGACACCTTGACGGAGTTACATCTGGAATTCAGTCACAATTAGATGCAAAGCAAGCAGTTGTTTCTGGTGTTACCAGCACACAAATCGGTTATCTTGACGGTGTTACATCATCAATTCAGACACAGTTAAACGCAAAAGCCTCATCCTCTGATCTAAGCTCTCACGCTTCAGATACAACAGGTATTCATGGAATTGCGGATACTGCAGCTCTAGCTACAATAACACAGGCCAACACAGCAGCAAGTAATGCAGAATCTAATGCAATTACTGCTGCAGGAATAGCAGCAGCTTCAGCAATTGCTACAGCTGTAACTAATCATGAAAATGATACAACTTCTGTTCATGGAATTGCAGATACATCTGTTTTAACGACAGCAAGTAATACACAAACTTTAACAAATAAGACTTTAACAAGTCCAAAAATTAATGAAGATGTTGCAATAACAGCAACTGCTACAGAACTTAATTATGTTGATGGAGTTACCTCAGCAATTCAGACTCAGTTGAATGCAAAGGCATCATCTACTGACTTAAGCTCACATGCAACAGATACCACATCTATTCATGGAATTTCTGATACAGCACAATTAGCATATTTAAATGCAGCAAATCAAACATTTACTGGAAATATGGAAGTTGACGGAAATATCGTTGTTGATGGAAATTTAACAGTTAATGGTACATCTTTTAACGCATCATCAACAACTATTGTAATTGAAGATAACATGGTACAGCTTGCTCATCAAAATTCAGCAAATACAGTAGACCTTGGTCTGGTAGTTGCTTATAATGATGGAACAGTAAAACATGCAGGTTTCGTAAGAGATGTTTCTGCTAATGAGTGGAAGCTCTTCAAGGGAGTAAGCACAGAGCCTACAACCACAGTTGATTTCAGTCAGGGATCACTAGATGATCTTGAGCTTAATAATTTAGCTGCAGCGGGAATTATATTTACAGATGGAACACAAACAAAAGAGGGTGTGCCATCACAAACCACAATTATTCAAAAGACTGCAGCATACACCCTGTCAGCATTGACAGAAAGAGACGATCTAATTGAAGTGTCTCATACTGGTGGAACTGCAGTCGATATAACAATTCCAACAGATTCAACACTAAACTTCCCAATAGGTACTTCTATCGATGTACTTAGAACAAATACGGGTGGAGTAAGAGTTGTAGGTGCAGCTGGAGTTACAGTAAATTCAACCCCAGGAGCTTTCTTAAGAGCTCAATGGTCATCTGCAACACTTTTCAAGCGTGCTGCAAATACTTGGGTACTAATCGGCGATTTAGCAACAGCATAATAGAATAGGAGAATAAAAAAATGGCAGCAGGTAAAAAAACAGGTAAAGTTTCAGGTCAAATAAGTCAGCCAGAAGCAGTAGTAATATCAGGTGCAGCAGACGTTGGGACTTCAAGACCATATCTAGCAACAGCAAATACAACTTCTGAGGCAAATGCTGCAGGAACTGGTGGAGCCGTTACGTTAACATTTGCGGTTCCTTCTGGATCGGCAGCAGCATCTTCATTTACTATTACAACAACTCCAACCACATATACTGTAACTACATCTTCAAGTCCGTATACATTCCAAGGTCTTGCATCTAACACAGCATATACATTTACAATTGTTGCAAATAGCTCAGTAGGATCTTCTGCCCCCAAAACATCATCTTCAGTAACAGCAACAACTGTTCCTCAAGCAATTCAAACAGCTTCAGTATCATCAACAGTTGCAAATAGAGATGATCTTACATGGACAGCTCCAGAAACTGGAGGTAAGGCTATATCAAGCTATACTGTAACTTCTACAGACGGGCCTTCATATACTGGAATCGTTACAACATCAACACAAGTTACAGAAACTGGTGGAACCTCACAAAGTTATGATATATATGCATTAAATGCTAATGGAACATCTTTAGCTAAAAGAGTTGGTCCAGTTACTACTTTCTTCGCTCCACCAGCATTCTTTAGCCCACCAGCATTCTTCTCCCCACCAGGGTTTTTTGCCCCACCAAACTTCTTTGCCCCACCAAACTTCTTTGCCCCACCAGGGTTCTTTGCCCCACCAGGGTTCTTTGCCCCACCAGGGTTCTTTTCACCACCAAACTTCTTCTCCCCACCAGGGTTCTTTAGCCCACCAGGGTTCTTTTCCCCACCAGCATTCTGTTCATTTAACTGCCCATATGGAACATACTGTGACAACGGTAAGTGCATAGGTTAATTTACATTATATAATGTAAACATAGTAGAAAGATAAAATATGCGAAGCAAGTACGCTTTAGCCGTAGAAATAGAAGAAGGTCTATACGAAATATTTGATATATTATATTTTGAAAAAGATACAGATATAGATAAACGGTATAGGAAGTCCATTTCTATGGGATCAAAGGCCATAGTAGCTCCAGACCTTAATAATATTAAGATAGGCTCCATATTAGTAGATAATAAGTTTATTATTGATAATAAAGAAGGAGTTAGAGAATTTAATCATAATGATATTGTTTACGTATTCTTGTCAAACAATAAAATTTTTGGTATCATGTCTATGGATAAGAGTAGTATTGATTTTGCAAAGTATAACGCAGCTTTTGACGGCAATGTAATTATCGTAGATGTTTCCGAAGAAGATTCCGTAGGACTTGGAGATATCTGGCACTCTAGCAAAAATTCAATATTGAAATAGTAGAAAGAATAAATTATGTCTAAATGGAAAGAATGGAAAGAAAATTTAGGTGATGCTAGACCATGGCATCTGATTGACCCAAATAAAAAAATACGTGAGCAATCAATTATAGATAAAAGAATGAGTCTTTGCATAGGTTGTGAATTTTTTTTGCCGACAAAACAATGCGACAAATGTAAATGTTATATGCCTGCAAAAACAACTCTTTCAAATGCTGAGTGTCCAATAGGTAAATGGCATAGGGAAGATAGCGAATAGCATGGTAAAAAATGTAATTGGTCCAGGGATAGTTATCTATAAAAATATTTTTCCAAAATCTATGAATCTTGTAGAAAGATATGAAAAAAACATAGGAGATAATTGGGATAAAGCCAAAACTAATGAAAGCTCACTGTATCAAGGTGTCGGTAGATTTTGTCAAGCTTTTGTGTATAGCAATATTTCTTTAGACCAGGATGCAAAAAATTCAAAAGAGTTGCTAGAGATATACGATGAAGTAATGATAAAAATTAAAGAATGTTTATTAGACTATGAAAAAGATTATCCAGTTAAAGTAGAATATTTTGAAGCATTAAATGTTGTTAAATATTCTGCAAACGATTTTTTTAATTATCATACAGATGATGGACCAGACGTCAGATATACAGTATCTTGTGTTGCATACCTTAATGATGATTATGATGGTGGAAATCTTCATTTCAAATTCTTTGATATTAATTATAAACCAGAATCTGGAGATTTAGTGATTTTCCCATCTTCTTATATATATGCACATGCAGCATATCCTGTTAAAAGTGGAATAAAATATATATTAAATTTAATGACAGACAGAACACAAAAAGGGCACAGAAGTGACCAATATAAATAAATTGGATAATAAATGTTAAGTAATGCTGAGTATATAGCCCCAGGTCTTATTGTATATAGAAATGTATTTTCAGAGGACCTTAATTTAATCAACAGGCTAGAAGAAATTTTATCTAATGAATCAAATGAAAATAATTGGAATACTTCAAAAACCCCACCTGGACGTGCTCCAATAGGTAAAAAATATAGAGAATGCTCAGATTTTAAAATTAAAAAAAATACGTGGGATGATTCGGGAAAAAGCGAATCGATATTAAAACTTGAAAAAATTTGGGAAGACTGTTATACATCGGTGTTAGGCCCAGTTGAAGATTATGCTCAACATTTTAGGTTACCACCACTGGGATATTGGGCTCCATTTAATTTTGTAAAATATGATATAGGTGAATATATTGAAGTTCATTCTGACCATGCTTATTCTCACATATGTGTTTTGTCTGCTGTTGGATACATAAACGATGACTATGAAGGAGGAGAGTTATTTTTTGATAAGCTTAATTTAAAGATTAAGCCAAAAGCTGGCGATTTATATTTATATCCTTCTACATATCTTTATTCACATGCATCCCTTCCTATTACCCATGGAACTAAGTATGCTATTGTTACCTTTCTAGATTATTTGGAGGCACCACACACTCCAGAATATAAAGAAATAGAACATAAAGAAATAGACAAAAAACAAATAAAAGCTGTATACTATAAATAAATTGGAGAATAAATGTTAAGTAATGCTGAATTTTTAGGCCCAGGTATTGTTGTCTATAGAAATGTTTTTACTCCAGAAATGGATTTAATTAATAGACTAGAGAATACACTATCTGATAGCTCAGATGTAAATCAATGGAAAACTGCAAAGACTGGCTATGCACTGGTAGATAAAGAATATAGAGATTGTTCAGATTTTAAAATTAAAAAAAATACATGGGATGATTCTGGCAAAAGCGAATCCACGTTAAAGCTTGAAAAAATTTGGGAAGATTCTTACAACGCACAAATTGCCCCAGTTGAAGATTATAGTCAAATGTTTGGATTGGCTCCTTTAAAATATTGGGAGTCATTTAATTTTATTAAATATGGAGCAGATCAACATTTTCAAGTTCATTCAGATCATGGATATTCTTATATATGCGTACTTTCTTCAGTTGGATACATAAATGATGACTATGAGGGAGGAGAGTTATTTTTTGATAAGTTTAATTTAAAGATAAAGCCTCGGGCAGGGGATCTTTATTTATTCCCATCATCATTTATATATTCTCATGCTGCAATGCCAGTTACTTCTGGAGTTAAGTATTCTATTGTTACAATGCTTGATTATTTAGAAGCTCCGCATACTCCAGAGTATAGAGAGATAGAAAAAAGATATACAGAAGATTATGTATGATATTTTAGTTTATAAAAATAACGCAGATTCTGCCAACATATCTCAACTTTCTGTCAAAAGAGATTGGATGGAAGATACAGTAGATGCACATGCCTATAAATGTTTCCCAGTAACCCTTACAAATTCATTAGGATGGGGAATATCATACCCAGAGGATATATCTTTTGTATGGGATGGAATATCAGATACTTATAGTCACCATGTTAAAGTTTTATCAGGACATAAGTATTGCAATTTAGGTAGAGCAAATGGAACTATAAGCTTTAAAACTGGTTTAGTTTTTAGAACTAACGAGAAGACAACTTTATTACAGATGCCAGTCCCAAATTTATTTACAGAAGATTATCAATCATTTACAACACTCATAAGCACTTCATTTTTTCAGGGTGAGCTACCCTGCGCTTTGAAAATATTAAAAGCTAATAAAATAATAACAATTAAAGCAAATACTCCAATATCATCTATAATTCCAATATCTTTATCAGAAATGCAGGGCTCTTCAATTTCCTACTCTGGACAAGAAATATTAAAGCCTAGCGAATATGGAGAACAGCATTTAGAAATAGTAAAAGAAAAAACTTCTAAAGGTCTATGGACAAATTTTTACAGAGATGCCATAGATCCAAGAGGAAACAAATTGGGAAACCACGAAGTAAAGTCAATTAAATTAAAGGTAGTTGAAAAATAATATGGATAAAAAAATAACATTTGTTTCTCATCAATTGTACAACAATGAAAATTCAGAACTCGCACCGAAGCCAGGAAAAACACAAATTCCTAAATGGTTTACTTCTGCAAATAAATATTGGAAGGAAGAAGGAAAAAAAGAAGTTTTAAGGCACAAGTGGGGTTCAGAGATACTTGGATTTAAGTCTTGCCCAGCTTTACTAGACATATTTTTAAGTGGATATTATCTAACGACACCTTGCGACATTATGTTTTATAGAGATCCAGAAAATAATTTATTGTTAGCCAAAACAGAACCAGGATATGAAAAATTTATTGATTCAAGGGTGCCTATGGAGGGATTCGAAGTACCGTATGGGTATGAAGCTCAACACTTTCACTGGTATCCAAATTGGGGAGTTAAATTAGAAAAGGGTTATAGTGCAATTTTTATGTCTCCAATGAATAGATATGATTTACCTTTTATAACTACTGCTGGTATAATAGATAGTGATATGTTAGAAATACCAGGCCTTACTCCATTTTTTTTAAGAAAAGATTTTTCTGGTTTATTGCCAGCAGGAACACCATATGTTCAAATATTTCCATTTAAAAGAGAAGACTGGAAAATGGAATTAGATTATAAAGAAGAAGAAGAAATGAATGAAATAAAAAATAAAGCTTCAAAAATTTTAAGAACAACTGAAAATGGACAATATAAAAAAAATTTATGGCAAAGGAAGTTATACGAATGATACAAGATTCTAATAAAAAGGTTCAAGAAAGAGTAAGATACTCAAGACAGTCAATAACCCCTTCTGGTTATTTTGGTTCATCTTCTGATAATATAGTCGAAATAGAAAATTTTATTACAGAAGAAGAGCAGCAGTACCTTTTAAATTTTGCAAAAAATAATACCGAATGGGATATTACTGAATCTCAATGGAATGAAAATGGTAACATAATATATGACCACAGGGTTTGGGAAAACCGTGTGGCTACAGTTGGTACCTTAAAAAAAGCAGATCCTAAAGTAGTAGAGATACTTACGCTTGTAACAGAAAGAATGCAGCCAATAATTGAAAATAAATTTAATGTAGAGGTGTTCCCAGCAGCACCAGCAATAGTTAGGTGGCCAGTAGGCACTATGCAATTCCCACACGCAGACAAAGAGCTTCACGAAGGACCAGATGCTGGCACACCAAATGAATTTCCATGGTACGACATCGGAACGGTATTCTATATAAATGATGACTATGTTGGCGGGGAACTATATTTTCCAAAACAAAATATAGTTTTTAAAACAAAAGCCAGGGGAGCATATTTTTTCCCTGGAGACATGAATTATATTCATGGTGTTAATAAGGTAAAAGAAGGATGTAGGTACACATTCCCACTTTTTTGGACAGTAACTAAACTAGAAAGAGAAAAAAATGACTAATGAATTTGATTTTTTTGAAATTTATCCAATGGTTGATGTATATAAAAACTTACTTCCAGACTCACAAAGACTAGCAGAAATAGTTAAAGAGTCTGCAAAGTCATCCAATGGTAAATATTACTTAAGAGAATGGGATCAGTGGTCTGTCTTCGGCTCTTATACACAGCAAAAACATAACGATAGCGAGCCCAGAGAACTTGGAGAAATGTATGATAATGAAAAATATTTATCTGATTCTGTATATTCAGCTTACACAAAAGCAATATCAAACTATATAAAAAGGCACAACCTAACCCTTCCAGATGGGGCCTCGCTTCTTACGTCATCATTTTCAAAATATGATACAAATGTAGATCATATGCAAAATAATATGTCTATGCAGTATCATACAGATTACATAATTTCTGAAAGAGAAATGCCAGGACCAAAATTCTTTTTAACATGTACTACATACCTAAACGACGACTACGTTGGAGGAGAAATTGAGTTCTTAATGGATGGAAAGCAGTATCCTTATAAGCCAGAGTCGGGGGATATTCTAGTTTTTCCTTCTATAGAGCCATACTTTCACGGAGTTAAAACCATAACATCTGGAGAAAAGTTTTTTGTTAGAAACTTTGTGTCATACCCATATGGCGGATCAGAAGAGTGGATCAGAAATCAAAAGCATTACGGTGCAGTACGTTGGGCTAAAATGGAAGAAGAAAGACTAGAAAAAGAAAATCCTAAAAGCATGAGATATATTAATATGGGAGATAATTATGGAAATAACTAAATATAAAGAAGATGTATTCCATGTCTCTAATGTTATATCAAAAGAAGAAGCGGGTAGAGCTATAAAATACCTAGAATTTTTAGCAGATTCCAATATATTAAAATGGAATCAAATATCTTTTTACGACTCTTATGCAATGGGATTTTGGGACTCAGATCCAAGGTTAGCCATGTTTGATTTACCACATGATTTTTTTTCTCAGCTTAAAAGTAAGATAAAAAATATTTCAGAAGAAGTCCTAGGAAAAGAGTTATCAGAGGTTAGTTATCACGCACAAAAATGGATAGAGGGAGCTTTTGCCAGTTTTCATTCAGACAATTCTGATAACGAAGGTAACCCCACAGCCTTTGAAAGAAGCAAGTATGCAGTCTTTATGTATTTAAATGAAGACTTTACTGGAGGAGTTTTAAATTTTAAAAACCATGATATAACTATTAAGCCAGAGCTAGGTATGCTTGCGATATTTGCTGGAGGCCACGGCAATGAGCATGAGGTTACAAAAGTTAAAAGCGGAACAAGATATACAATAGGATCATTTTGGGACAACGCTGATGCAGTTTATACTGAAGAACAAAGAAAAAAATGGGCTGATGAATTGGCTGAAGTTAGAAGTCAACAAGAAGAAGAGTATAAGGTCTGGGCAGAAAATAAAGAAAAAGGAATTACATTAGACTACGTTGGCAAAAACGGAGAATAAATGAATATTCAAAAATTAGAAGACAATATATATTATTATACAGAAATATTTAGTGATATATCTTCTTACAAATCATTGATAGACGAATACCCCCTAGATTGGCATGACTGGATTTCTAGCGATACAGACACGGTGTATGGGTCTTATGCTGGAGGAGAACACTATATTCCAGACATAATATTAGATCCAATAAAATATGTTACATATAGTTGTTTAGACAACTACACTAAAAATACAGGTGTTAAGTTTGGGTGGATTCCAAATTCTTATAGAATACAAAAATATTCAACTGGCGCTTACATGGGGCCACACGTAGACTCAATAGATGAAACTGCAGATAAGTCTCCAACTATATCTATAGTTTTGTATTTAAATGAAGACTACGAAGGCGGAAACATATGCTTTCCAGAACAAGGGCTTGATATTAAACCAAAGGCTGGGAGTATGATTATATTTCCTTCATATCCACCATACTACCATGATCCGAAACCAGTAACAAAAGGCACTAAGTATATGTGTCCTATATTTTGTTTCAAGGAGCCTTTTTAAGGTATAATCTTATTATGTCTTATAAATACTCAGTCATAAAAGATAATCCACTCGGTTTTTGGTTTCTAGATGAACAGTCTGGAACTACCGCTATAGATATATCTGGCTGTGGAAATAATGGGGTATATGCACAATCTGTTTCTGCTTTTCCTCTTCCACTCACATATGGCGGAGTAAATTCTGTAGAAATAACTAGCTCACAAAGCATAACTTTTCCATTAACATATAACTATTATGGAATAAGTAAAGGTACCCCAATAGCAAATAGTAGCTATTCTTTTAGTCCATTTACGATAGAGTCTTTTATTTATCCAAAAGCTTTAACATCAACAATGGAACCAGTAGTTGCAGATGCATCAAACGGTGTCGGACTTTTTGCGAACAATAATGGCGTAGCATTTGCACTAAAAGGTTTATCTAATATTGATTATAGAGTAGATTTTGCTATACCTAATTTTAGCCGTGTGGTACATATTGTATGTGTTTACTCAGTGTCAGAAATATCAATATATATAGATGGAGAAAAACAAGCTTCAAAAATATTAAATGATTTTAAATTTACAAATTCATCTTTATCACTAAAATGCGGACCCACTTCTAATTCATCAAATAAGTTTTTAGTTGATTCTGTAGCTATATATAGATATTCTTTATCAGAATCTCAAATACAAAATCATTATAATTTAGCTCAAGCACTACCAGCATTTAATACGACCTTCCCAGACCTTGGAGAGCTGTTTGACATATACGATACAAATATATCAACTAAGTTTGAGTATTCCTACCCAGCAAGAAAACCCTGGAAAGATTTAACTACCGCAGGACTAGAGTATGATTTTATAAAAAATAGAATACAAATTCCTGTGGGATCTGGAACTTCTCAGTCTGCATTTTTTACTGAGTTTTTATATATACCATCACAATATGGAATAGACGCTTCCAAGATAGAATGGTCTGCGACAGAAGGAGTATCCGTATACTCAAGTGTTGACGGAGTAAACTATGTTGAATGTGAGAACGGTTCTAAAATACCACAGTATGGGAATTCTACTAGTGGAGAAGATTTTAATGCATCGTATAGCCTTTACATAAAGGTACTTTTTGAGACGGCAAATGATAAAACAAATAATCCTTTTATGGAAAGCCTCACAATTAAATTTTATAAGTCACAGATTATTTATGCTACAAATTCTTCTAGCTACATATCACAAATGACAGATGACACCGAATATTTTGCAAAAGCATATGCGGGAAATAAAAGATACTCAGCTTTATCAAGGAATATGCATGGTGGAATACGAGTAAAAGAAAGCTCTGGATTCTATTTAAATCTAGGAAGACTTTGCACATCAATGGAATTTTTCTATACCCCAAAAGACCTATCTGGCGGAGGTCTTGTATATAGAGAAGACATTAATTTTATAGAGGTCCTAGGAGGGCTGTATAACACCTCATACACGGGATTGGCTGTGGTAGACGGTGGGCTATATAATTCTTCTTATACGGCTTCCTATGACGCAGGGCCAGTAAGTCCAGACATAGGAGTAGAATATACATGGGCATCATCTGGAACAATAACTAAAAATAATATAAAAAAAATATATATAAACGGTGTAGATAAAACATCTCAGACATCAATATCAAATGTTTTTAAGGCTGGTGAAATTTATCACGTAGTCCTGGTTTTTGATAATCAAATAATAAACTCAGTTAAGCTAGGGTATTCCCTTGATGGGGCTTCAGAGTCTTCATATCAATATATATCTACATACGGCTATGAGCTAGATTCTGCAACAGTTGCTGATCATTATCAAATTTATATAAACGGAGACCCTACTGTTATATCTGAACCGTCATTTTCCCTGACAGAAAATGCAGCAGAAGTATTCGATAACGACTGGATTGTGATCCAAAACGTTTAATTCTGTCATCAATCGTGACAAAAGCTGGACTTAAACAAAATATAATGGTAGAATAAGTGTCTATGGACTTCAATAAGATCGGCACCAAAGTTTTAGACGAGGAAACAACACTCGGAATTTACGTATGGGAAATTGATGGAAAATGGGTCGGAGACGACGAAGGAAACTACCTATCAATAACATCAATGAAAGATAACAAAGAAAGAATCGAAGCCTTGAGAAAAGCTGTTTCTGGCTATGGTATAGACAGAGGGCAGCCATTATTTTTGTCAGGAAGACGCAAGATTGATGATGAAGAATATCAGTATCAGCAGTCAAGACTTAATTTAGGTTTAGTGCCAGACCCACTAGATGTAGGAAACTATAAGGATGAGATGAAAAAGCTCACTGTGCCAGGGAGATAAAAATGGAACATGTTGATGAAACCCCAGAAGTAAATGAAGAAATTCAGTTATCTAGTGCTGCTGATTGGTTTTCTTTCAAGAAAGAAACAGAGCATGATGATCCATTTAATATTCAATTAGATGACATTAGAAAACTAAACGGATTAAGCCCAGCATTTCGCAGAAAAATAGGCAGAGAATTTTCTAAGGCTTTTACTGGAATAGATAGTACATCAACACAGCAAAACTTGCTAGCACAGGCAATAACTGGTTACGCTATGTTTGATCTGGTTCAGCCAATATATAACTTAGAGTATCTATCAAAAATTTATGAAGTTTCAACATATAACTACGCAGCAATAAATGCAAAAGTTGCAAACATTGTAGGTCTAGGATATCAATTTGATGAGACAAGAAAAACAAACGATGCGCTGGACGGAATTACAGATGAAAAACAATTACAGAGAGCCAGAAAAAAGCTCGGTAAATTAAGACAAGATTTAGAGCAGTGGTTAGAAGATGTAAATGATGAAGAAACATTTACAGAAACACTTATTAAGGCATACACAGATTTAGAAGCAACTGGAAATGGCTTTATTGAAATAGGCAGAACAACTCGTGGAGATATTGGATATATTGGACATATTCCAGCAAAGACAATGCGTGTAAGAAGATTACGTGATGGCTTTATTCAGTTGCTTTACGGAAAGGCTGTCTTCTTCAGAAACTTTGGCGATCAAGATACACCGAATCCAATTGCTGGCGGACTAGATAGACCAAACGAAATTATTCATTTAAAGAAATATACTCCTATGGACAATTACTACGGTATTCCAGATATTATTGCTGCACAAGTAGCCCTTGCAGGAAATGAATTTTCTGGTCAGTACAACCTTGATTATTTCCAGAACAAGGCTGTTCCAAGATATATTATTACTGTTAAGGGTGCCAAGCTTTCACCAGAGTCAGAAAGAAAATTGCTTGAGTTTTTCCAGGTTGGACTAAAGGGCAAAAACCATAGATCTCTTTATGTCCCTCTTCCACCAGATACGCCTGACTCAAAGGTTGAATTTAAAATGGAGCCAATTGAGGCTGGAGCACAGGAATCATCATTTAATGTTTATCGTAAAGCAAATAGAGATGAAATTCTTT